TCTCCGCAAGGCGCGGCACTACATCGACCTCCTGATCCAGCAGAATAGCTAGATCGCGTTGCGGATCGTCGCACCCAGCACGCCCGTCAGGATAAGCTGGGCCGCCTGAGCCGCATTAATATCACCGACCAGAAAGCTGGCGGCCGCGCCAATGATGCCGACAGCGGCGGTGATGTAGGTCTTCTTTACCTTGAGGATACCCATAGTCATTCTCCTACTTCTTTAAGCCAATCCGCTACAGAAAATGAGGGACAGGCTTTATTCACTCCCGGCCAGTCGCGGTGTCCGCGAATAATGATGCCGGGATACCGCCCCTTGTACGTCCGAATGAGCGTCAAGAGCGATTTCCTCTGCGCTTCAGTGCGCGTGTCCTTCGGCTTTTTCATCTGGGCATCCATGCCGCCGACGTAGCAGATGCCGATATTACCTGTGTTCGCCTTGCCTACATGCGCGCCCTTTTGGTCATCCCTCAAGGTGCGGTGCATGGTCCCATCCAACTCCACAACCCAGTGGTAGCTGGTCTGACCGAACTTGGCCTTGTCCCACGCCGTGATCTGCTCATCCGTCACGTTCCGCCCCTCGGGGGTGGCGGCGCAAAGGATGGTCAGGAACTTTACGGGACCAAGACCGGGCATTACGAAATCCTGATGATGGCCGTGGTGTTGGAGGCCGCCGGGAAGACGATGGTGAAGTCACCGCTCGTCGCCGTCTTGTCCGAGCCGAAGTCGAGGACCGCCACCGCCGCGTTGGTCAGGGTGGTGTTGGCGTTGGAGTTCGCGGAGGGCGTGCTGTTGTAGATCAGCGCCCCACGAGCCGTGAGCGTCACGTTGGTGAAGGTCAGGTCGTTGAAGTCCACGTAGCCGGTACCTGCGGTCGTGCTTGTGCTGACCGTAGTCACACCAAGGTTGGTCAGGGAGCCCCCACCCGCCGTGTAGTTCGCGCTCGTCACTTCATTGGTGGCGCTGTACGCGGTGGTGTTCGCGTCAAGGGTCGCGGACGAGGTATAGAGGGCCAGCTTGAAGGTATCCGCACCAGTCTGCGCGCTGGGACGGAAGTCGTGGACGCCGAGCATGACCTCGGCCTTGAAGCTGGAGCACATCGCTTGGGTAATCGCCACGGTCTATCTCCTAGGCATCCAGAATGGGAATGAGGTCGGCGTGTCCCGCCTTCCGGAACTTGTTCGCCAGTGTGACGTTGTGCGACCGCACGGCTTCTTGCATATAATACACGAGGACTTGGCGGATGCTATCCCGAAACGCTTCGGCCTGATCCCGGATAGCCGGGTGCGCGTTGCCGCCCACGAAGACGATCTTGTTGAGCGCCCGCTCCGCCAGCTCCTCGGGCGTGGCCCCCCTACCGTTTGTAGCTACGACCGTAACGGGAGCTACAGAGCCGCTAATCGCGTCAAACATCGTTTTACCTCACTGGGTATCGGGTCTGGATGGTCCGGTAGTTGTCCTGCCGGTTCTTTCCTTCGCCCAGCTGCTTGAGCATCGCCAGCGCCTCGTCGTATCGCTTTTGATACACCCCGATGACGTCCTGCTCGCCCTTCATGAAGGTATACGCCTCCAGCAGCGCGCCATAGAGAAGGACGGAATCGAAGTTGTCCCCCAGCCACGAGGTACCCGCCGTCACGATGGACTCGGGGTAGTAGAAGTAGTGCAGCTCGAACTGGTAGACGGCGTCCGGGGTCGGACCAAGGATGAACGAGTCCTTGTCGAAGAAGGCGTAGTGGGTCGGCTTGGCTTGGTAGGCCGGGTCAGGGAAGGCTGACCGGATGTAACTGACGTCCTTGTTCAGGAGGTAATCGTAGACCCCGCTGGCGTCGGTGACCGCCAGAGAGAAGCTGGACAGCCAGTCGCTCGGCACCGTCAGGTACTTGTTCCCGGAAGTGCATTGCCCGGTCACGTTCTTGCGCAGGTCCAGCAGCTGGACCGAGTTGAACACCCGCTGTTCGGCCTGTTGGATGAAGGCGTTGATCTGCTCGGTAGACGTAAGCGTCGTCGTCCCGGTACCAGCGGTATCGGTCCACACCGTGCTGGGGAAGTCGTTCTCGACGTACCCCTTGATCGTCTCGAACAGCTGGGCGTAGTTCATGGGTTAGGCCATCGGCCCCCGGGCGCGGGTGCCCTTGGTAGCGGCCCCAGTACCACGCATCTTCACGCCGCCGCCGGACTTGAGCTTGGTCAGGGGCTTGCCCGGGTGCATACCCCGCTCGTGCTTGTGGATGGCGGCAGCCGCCATCTTCTTGTCCTGCTTAAGGTCGGACTTGTTCATGTCAGCCTCCTGTGGTGACGGTGACGGAGCCTACGGCTCCTGTAGCTTGTAGCGTATTTGGAAGACTGGGCAAACCCAGAGGATTGTTCAGCCCAACCGGGTTCCACCCCCACTGAATGACACGACTACCTTCACTGGGGTTGCCGTTGTCGTTGAGCCCTGACTGATAATAGCTGTTGTCTGGGCGGGGGTTGCGCAGGGCCTGCGGGTCATCAACCGGATACATACCCAGCTGGAGCTGCGGATGGTCAGGTTCCCAGCAGCTACGGCAGACGAGGATGTTCACGTTCTTCGTCTTGATGACGAGGCTGCGCAGCTCCTTCAGCTTGTAGCGGAAGCCACACCTGTCGCACTGGGCGATGGCGTGCTTACCAGAGGCGAACCTGTTGGGCATGGATCACCTGAACATCTGGCGCGGCGCGATGCGCAGCGGAGCCTTTTCCCGGTCTTCGTCGGACGCCAGCTGCCAAGCCTCGTCATACATCTGCTTCAGCATGGGCATCCGGGTCATACCGTCAGGCAGCTTGACGGACAGATGGAAGGCCAGCCCCGCTACCATGGCGGGCAGGAAGCGGAAGGGAATGTCCGGCGTGTTGATGCCGTTGCCTGCGTCTTGGATGCGCCGAAGCCGTCAGTAGACGAAGGTGTAGTAGTTGTTCTGGTCCGGGACGGGCCAGACATTGATGGTCGGATAGGCGATGCCCGTACCCGGCTCCACGGCCCCGGACTGCCGGTCAATCCAGACCTGAATTGGCCTCCCTTGGACATTTTTGTTCGGAATGGTGGCGTAAGTGTCCACACTGATCCGGTTAATGTTGATGTCCGTCTGCTGGACGCCGGACTGGGTCCGGATGACGTGGTCGAGCAGGTCGATGGTATCGACGGGCAGGTTGTAGGTGATCTGCCCCTGCACCAGCGGGATGGTGCCCTGCTCAATCGTCCAGAGGTTGACGCCCCGGTTAGCCCACTCGATGGTCATCAGGTCGAGGCTACGTCGGGCCGTCTTCAGGTCGTAACCCGTACGCAGCTCAGCCCCCGCCCGCTCGAAGGCTTCTTCAAGCAGGTTGTTGATGTCGAGGTTGAACGCCGTCGTACCGGAAGTCGTCATCTTACTTACCGAAGCCCTTCAAGGTCTGGGCCAGCCGCGCCCGCTTCCCCAGTTTACCCGGGGCCTTGGCCGCTTTGGAGAGCTTCTTGGCGGGAATCTTCTGGCCTTGGGGGACACCAAGCTGCTCGTGCAGAGCGCCCGGCTTCTTGATGGCCCCCTTGATCCAGTTGGGCTTACCGCCAGCAGCCATCTTCGGCATCTTGGCGCGCTTCATGACGCCCATGCCGCGAGATGTCCTCACTTGCAGCCCTTCATCGCCTTGCCGCCCTTGGCCATCTTGACCATCTTCACCTTGGTCTTGCCCTTGCGAGCGATGCCGTCAGCCTTACGAACCTTCATAGCTATATCCTTTCTTAGCTACGTTTGCCGATCTCTTCGACCTTGGCCTCAAGGCGCTCAAACGCCCTGTCAAACCGGTCTCCAAGCTTGTCCACGAGGTTGGTCATCTCAGCCCGAGTGACATGGTCTCGTGCAATCTGCTCCCGCGTCTGGTTGAGCAGGATGCTGATGCGGTTGAGTTCATCGACCTTGTGCTTCATGAAAAACCCCAGAAGCCCGACGAACGCAGTCAGAATAGTGTTCCAGATGATGTCGAGCGTCATTTCAACAGTTCCACGCACGCAGACTCTTATTGATCCGGCTGTTCGGGTCGTTAGCCGTCTTCTTACTGGTCAGCTTCTTCTTCATACCCGTCATCCGGGCACAGAAGCTGTCACGACGAGGTCCACCCTCCGGCTGAGGGCGCTTGAGGTTCATCCCTTGCTTCTTCGCAGAGGCGCGCCCCTTGGCGTTCAGGCCGCCGTTGGGGTTCTTGCCTTCCTTGCGCTGCCATGC